GACGAACCTAATGAGCAAGGACTATATCCCAAATGGGATGGACCTTCGCTTTTTACAAGGCGGTCTGAAGTGGCTCCGTCAGTCTGGGCTATGGTCTACCAACAAGAAGACGTCGAGTCCGACTCTATCTTTGCGCCAGCAGCAGTTGCTGGATGTGTTAACGGTATGCGAAAGCGTGGACCGCTTAGAAGCAATACGCCAGGGCACCCGAAAAACGTAGACTCAACTTATACAATTATTGGATTTGACCCAGCCGTAACTGGACGGTCTGCTTTCGTAGCAGTATCTTATAACAGGGCTGATGGTCGTATATATGTTTTAGATTGCGTTAACATGTCTGAACCTTCCCCGCAAAAGGAAGACGCTCTTATTCGTGAGTGGGTAGAAAGATACAAGCCACAAGAGTTTAGAGTTGAAATTAACGCCCATCAAAAGTATTATGCTATGGATACAGATTTAAGAAACTATCTGGCATCCTATGGCTGTCAACTTAATTCACACTTTACTGGTAAAAATAAATGGGACATTGGATTTGGTGTCGCTTCTATGGCTAGTCTTTTTGGAACACTGCGGGACGGCAGATTTCAAGATAACAACTTAATAGAACTGCCTTCTAATGAAGGCTCAGAGGGACTTAAGTCTTTGGTGCAACAATTAATTACTTGGAAGCCAGACACTAAAAATCCTACTGACTGTGTCATGGCATTATGGTTTGCAGTTATTAGATGTAGAGAGTTAATGCAAACATCAAGTAGAGTTGGACAATACCAGAACAATAGATGGGCTACTAGGGCACAGATGTCCACTAGAAGTTCACTTAATTTAGACGAGGCCTTTGCAGAGCAATGGCAAGAAACTTACGGTTAGGATACAAATGGCATTATCAATTGAGCAGGTAGCGGCACGAGTTCAATCGCTACGCTATCGCAATAGTGAAAGAGATGCTCGCAACCTAGATGTACTTGCTGTACGTAAAGGCAGAATATCTGAAGTATATCCAGATTTTTTTCCTGCAGGAGTAGATGCTAATGTCGTTGCAAATTTTATTGATATCGTTGCCAGGGACCTTTCAGAGGTTATGGCACCTCTTCCAGCGGTTAACTGCTCAGCCGCTAATCAGGTCAGTGACCGTGCTCGTACTTTTGCCGATAAGCGTACTCGTATTGCTAGTAATTATTTTTCGAACTCTGACCTTGCGGTACAGATGTACTCAGGAGCAGACTGGTATTTAACATATGGATTTGTTCCATTTGTAATTGAGTTAGACGAGGAAGTAAAACTTCCTAGAATTCGTATTGAGAACCCGATTGGTTCATACCCAGAGTTTGACCGATATGGTCGTTGCGTAGCATTTGCTAAACGTTACACAATGACACTTGGCGAGTTAGTTGCTCAGTTCCCAGAGTATGACAACATACTTCTAGGTGGTATGGGATATAAGCAAGATTTGAACAGCCAGATTGAAATTATTCGTTATTACGATAAAGACCAATCCGTTGTATATGTACCAACAAAAGATAATTTAATTTTATCACAGGCCAAAAATCCTCTTGGTAAGATGATGATAGTGGTAGCCCGTAAACCATCTATTGACAATGAACTACGTGGTCAATTTGATGATGTATTGGGTATCCAATTACTTCGTAATCGTTTTGCTATTTTGGCAATGGAGGCTGCAGAAAAATCTGTACAAGCCCCTATTGTACTTCCACAAGATGTACAAGAGTTGCAACTTGGCGGAGATGCCGTTATTCGCACAGCCAACCCAGCAGGTGTTCGTCGTGTAGAACTTACACTGCCACAAGGTGCGTTTACAGAGCAACAACTTCTTAATCAAGAACTGCGTGTTGCGTCTCGTTATCCAGAAGGACGTACTGGAAACATTGATGCATCTATTGTTACAGGTCAAGGCGTGCAGGCTCTTATGGGAGCCTTTGATACACAGGTTAAATCTGCCCAAGCAATTTTTGCGGCAGCATTGCGTGATGTAATTAGCATCTGTTTTGAAATTGATGAAACAATTTTCCCAGAAGAAAAAACAATTCGTGGTGTAGATTCTGGCTCGCCATATGAAATTACTTATAAGCCAACTAAAGATATTAAGGGTGACTATTCAGCAGATGTCCGTTACGGAATGCTTGCTGGTCTTAACCCAGCCCAAGGTCTTATCTTTATGTTACAGGCTCTTGGAGGCAAGTTAATTTCTAAAGATATGGCAATGCGTGAGTTGCCATTTACAGTTAATGTAACTCAAGAATTAGAAAAGATTGAAATTGAAGATATGCGAGCAGCACTACTTGGCTCGTTAACCGCATATACTCAAGCAATACCACAGATGGCAACACAGGGACAAGATGCTTCTGAGGTGGTAAGAAAGATTGCTGCGGTAATCAAGGCACGCCAAAAGGGACAGGCATTAGAAGATGCTATAGAGGCAACCTTTGCTCCGCAACAACAGGTTCCTCCTACTGGCGCTTCAAATCCTATGGTTGAGCAACCGTCCCCTGCTCCCTCTGGTGCCCCAGTAGGAGGTCCTACTCAAGCACCATTAGCACCACCAACAGAAGCACCAGACATTCAATCAATTCTTACAAGTCTAACAGCAAGTGGACGAGGAAACGCAAGAGTAGTAACAAGAGGATAACGACTAAGTAGGGGACAATGACAACAATTATAGGAATAGAACATAAAGACCGTTGCTTTATAGTTGCTGACAGTCAAACCACTGACGCAGAAGGTAGAATTTATTCTCATCCTGAGGTTAAAAAGATTTCTGAAAATGGAATGTTTTTAATTGCTGGTTCTGGCGAAACATTGCCTTGCGATATAGCACAACATATTTGGGAACCACCAACTCCAACAAAGCAAGATAAAGAAGATTTATATCATTTTATGATTGTAAAGGCTATGCCATCTCTTCGTAAATGTATGACAGAGAATGGTTACAATTTTGATGAAGATACAAAAGAAAATAGATTTCAATTTATTATGGCTGTTGGTGGAGAAATCTTTGATATTGACCAAGAGTTATCAATAAGCAAATCTGCAGATGGAGTATATGCCGTAGGCTCTGGTGCATCATATGCATTAGGTGCTATGTATGCTGGGGCAGATGCTTATGAAGCAATGGAAATAGCATCTAAGTTGACTGCATTTACAGCACCACCTTATACGTCTAAAGAGCAACCAAGAAAAATTAAGTAGGAGATAAAATGGCTGGTAATGAAAATAGTGGGGGACTTCGTCCAACTGCAGCACAGAATAATCCTGCCAATATTTCAGCAACTGGTGGGGCGGGGCAATCTGGAACTCAACCAGCAAGATATATATCTGGAATGCCATATGGACAAGGACAGGAATTAATGCAACAGCAACAAGCAGCACCAATGTCTGCACCTAAAACATCTAATGTTCAATCCGCAAAAATGGCATCGCCAGAAACATTAGGATTGGGAACACTATTAGACCCTACAAATAACCCGTCAGAGCCAATTACCGCTGGTGTAGATTTTGGTCCAGGACCAGGCTCGGATGCATTACCTAAAAATATTAGCGCCAATACTAGACCAGATGAAAACAGAATGATTGTACAAAAGTATCTGCCTACATTAATGCAAGCAGCAAATTTACCAGATACTCCAGATTCTTACAAGCGTTTTGTTAATTATCTATTATCTCAGCAATGAGCGATGTAACATGGCTGCCAGGCAGCATATTTGACAATATTGATAAATTTGCAAATTCATTAGGCTATCAAAATGCTGGAATTGCAATTCAATTAGCATTACAACCTTGGGAATCACCATCTGAAAGAGATGCTTTTATCAGAGCAGTTACTGGAGATGATGTGCAAGGTGGGACAGAGAAGATGTATCCAATTCGTGATTTAAGGAGATAGAGTGGCTTTTTGGTCAGACTTCACAAACTCTATTTCTAAAAGAGTTATAAACCCTACGAAAAATTTTTTAACAGGTTTAGCAACTGGAACATTAGAGCCAATTACACCTAAAGCAAATCCTGAAACTGAAGGACAACTTAGGGCTACATTGCAAAATCTTTTAAGAGGTTTAGAAGATAAAACAATTAGTGGCGCAGAACGTACCACTGACCTTTTATTGACTACTGCTGTTAATTTAAATAACAAAGTTATATCACCGTACATGACTAGACCAATATCTACATTAGGTCTATTAACTGATTTTAACTCACCTTTGTATAAAAAAGACCAATACGAACAAGGTTTTCAGTTTTCAGATATAAAGGCTGCTTATGATAGAAGCGCCAAAGTATCAATGGGTCAAGCATTTACTAAATCTGACTTATTGCCATTTGCAAAACCAGTATCACAAACTGTTCTATCTATTGGTGGAATAAATCTTGATGATGTTGACTTGTGGGACGATGAAAGTATAAAAAAGAACTTTGTCGATAATACCGTTGGAAAATGGTTTACAGGTTCTATTGACTTTGTTGCTGGTAACTTTGCAATTAGCAAGGGATTTGGTGCTCTTGGTAGATTAAGTAAGGCTGGTTTAAAACAGACTGGTGTTATCGCTAAGAACAAATCAGTTGCTCAACTTGCAGATGACATTGATGCTGGTTTAAACTATGCTGATGGCATTGAGGGTGGACGTCAAACTGTATCTGCTACCCATATGATGGCTATTGCGGAAACAAAAGACCTTGCTAAAATTGATGACATAGTTAAAATTTATAGCAACAATGAAAGATTAACTCCAATTCTAGAAAATATAAATAATCCTAGAATTGTAAGAGATATTATTCTTGGCGATAAGGGTGATATTAACGCCCTAGACCGCTTATCTAAAACTAACCCAGATGATTTATTTGAAATGGGTGATGTAGCCAATAAGATAAAAATTGACTATATTAAGACTGGAAATATATATAACCCAGAAGGTCCAGCAGTAGAACGTTTATCTAAAGCCTTTGATAAAGCAGTTTCAAAAGATGCTAGAATGGTGGCATTGAGAGATGCGTTTTTTGATGAGTCTGACCAATTACGAGTTCTTGGAAAATTAGATTATTTTCCAGCAGAGCCAAGAATTGGAACCAGTCTATACATTAAAGCAGAGACAGCACTTCGTGAGGGTAAGGCTTTAGCAAGAACTGGTGAACTTAAGGGCAAGGGTTTTCTTGGCGCTGATTTTGGTCGTTTAGGCGCAAATGAAATGGGCGAAATTCTGTCCATGAAAGTTGGAAGCCGTGTCGGAGCGCCAACTGTAAACTTTATTAAATTTAGAAATGCAATAACCAAATTAAAGCCACTAAGATTCGTAACCTTTTCAGGCATGCGCCCAGGTGATGGACGCATAGAATTAAATGCATTTTTTGATAATATTCCTACACTAAAAAATGGTAATGCCAGTATCATGGTAACACCAAGCACTTCTAGAAAAGTTTCTGAATTAAGAAATGAATGGGAACAGGCTTACTTAAAAGCAGTTACTCCAGAAGAAAGATTTTCTGCCCTTTCTAAAATTGATGAGCAATTAGGAAAAGTAATAGCATATAATCACGGACATTATACCGAAAATGCTATTAATGCTCAGGTAGCCCAAATGTTAAACAATACTCGTACAAACAAAAGAGTATTTGAAAGAAATGGTTATTCATTCAATGCTGATGGTTCAATGAATAGAACCAACATTGAAACAACCAGCCAAATGGCTGAGTCATATTTGTTTACCCCTTGGGACTTAATTGAAAAGCAATTTATTGATATTGCCAAAACTGGAGTTTCAAGAGGTGCAACTGTAACCAAAAATACTATTGCTCCAATTTACGAAAACCTAACTAGACTTTGGAGTTTTAATGCATTGGCTCGACCAATGTTCATTCCTAAAAACTCTATATTTGAGCCAATTGTTAGTTCTTCTCTTGCGCTAGGTATCAGAAATACTGCAACTTCTGTTGCTGGAACTGCTTTAAATAATTCTGTAAAAAACACTAATAACTGGGTTCGTGAAAAAGTATCTACAAGAATTACAAACAAGGCAGATATAAAGGCTATTAATAAAGCAGTTATTGACAAGCAAAAGAGCATTAGCAAACTTCATGCAATTAGAGATGAATATAGTGCTGGCTTAGATGACTTGCTGTATGGAGACGTATCCCCTGCTGCAAAGCAACAAAACTTTAAGAAGTTAAGCAAAACTTTAAAAGCAGTGGATGAGAAATTAGATGATTTAGAGGCAGACTTAGTCGAAATGACAGCCTCATATGGCACACTAAAGGCTTCTGCAAATGCACCATCATTAGAGCGTCGCATCGCCTATATAGAAAAGTCTGCTAGCCCAGCAACTTTAAAGAAAATTAAGCCTCAACTAGATGCTGCAAAAGATGGGCTAAAGTCTTACAAGACCGCTATATCTAAATTAGCAACCAATGGCAAGGTTATTAAAGAAATAGATGATAAGTTAACAAAAACTTATGATGATATTGATAAAGCATTGGCCGAATCTGCCGAACTATCTATAGAGCAAGCAGAGGTTTTTGGAAGAAGTGCTAAGTTTAAACAAAGATATTATGGCAAAAAAGATAACTATCGTGTTTATAACGGACAGTATGTAAAACTGTCTGGATTTTTTGACGATGAAACAGGCAACAACTTTTCCAAAGCAATTCGAGCAGAAGTTGACAACACTGTAACTGCCGAGCAAACAATTTTAGGCGAACTATCTATTGGTGCACGTTCTGAGATAATCTCGAGCAAAGTACCTAATATGCCGATTGATATAACAAATCCTATATACTACAATCAATTAGAGTATGTGGCAAATAGACTTATTAGAAATGATAAATTAATTAGAGTTATTCTTTCTAATCCAGATGCTCCAACTCTTGCAAGATGGGCAACTAGCCAAGAGGGTAGACTTTACGTAAAACAATTTGGTATATATGATGATGCAGATGCAGTTGCGTATGTTAAAGATAAATATGCTTTTGTTAACAGGACAATACCTTCAAAGGAAGCACAGGCAATTTTGCTTGAGCGTGAAATTAAAGCAATTGAATTGCAAAAATTGCTTGCTCCTGCACTTAAGGAAGATAAACTATTTCCAATTGCTCCATCTGATTGGGG